ATGGTTTAATTACCAATGGTTGCGATCGCTTTGGGTCAAACATTCTTTATAACTACAATGCAGACGCAGACTACAAACGTGTTTTTCAAGATTGCCCTTCTTTTTCAGGAACATTAAATAATGGCGGCTGGCGCTTAAACAATGATGGTGGTTTTGCTGGTTGGATGAAGCTATCCAAGACAGCGGCACGGCAATACGAGTTCCTTGCCGGAGGCAGTGGCATAACACAAAACGTTATTTTTAAACATGAAGATGTTGGCCAGCGTTTTGATATGCAAATGGGCGGCATCATTTACCCCATCACAGACAACACGTATTCGTTTGGATTGAGCAGCGAGAGATGGACAACCATTTACGCCACCACCGGAACAATCAATACATCCGATGGCCGCAGCAAACAAGACATTCAAAATCTAGATGATGCTGAAAAGAACGTTGCCCAGGCAATCAAAGGATTGATTAAAAAATTCCGTTTCAAAGATGCAATCGAGAAAAAAGGCGACTCAGCACGAATCCATTTTGGTGTGGTTGCTCAAGAAGTCGCCGAAGCTTTTGCTACCGAAGGGCTTGACGCAAATCGCTATGCGATGTTCTGCTACGACGAGTGGGATGAACAGCCAGAAGTCACAGCACCAGTGCTCGACAAGTTTAAGAAGGAAACTGGTGAGACAAAAATCATCACTGAGTACCGCCCTGCTGGAAATCGATATGGCATCCGATACGACGAACTGCTTGCGTTTATCATTGCTGCAATGTAATCGTACCGGCCCGTTGACCGGATTCTTGGTTTTGATTGGAGATCAAAATGGCTTTAGAAAAAGTTGAAATTGTTGACCGCATTGAAGTGGTTGAAAATGGTTGTGTGCAAGTACGCACTAAGACCGCTATCATGGAAGATGGCAAACAGATCAGTGGCACGTTCCACCGTCACGTTGTCGCCCCCGGCGATGACTACAGCAAGCAGGACGCCCGTGTGAAGGCCATCTGTGCTGCAACGCATACGGCTGCTGTAGTGGCTGCTTACAAGGCGGCACAAGCTGCACAAGGAGTTTGACATGTCCACCAACTCACAAATCGCTTTCACCCCCCTTGGCAAGACCGTTGTAGTGGCAGCAACCACATCCGCGCCCACTGGCATCCAAGCGCCTGTTTATGAAAAGTTTGACCCGCAGAACGCAGGCCAGTACCGCTTCATCAACGCAGGCACCACGACCGTGTTTCTAGGCACTGCAATGGGCGCAGCAGAGGCTACGGCAGCAGCTGTGGCACCGACTGCTGGCAACCCAACTGGAGCCATCGTGCTGGTCCCTGGTGCCGTAGAGATTCTGCGTTTCAACGCAAATACCTACTTCAGCGGTCTATCCAGCGCAGCGGCCACTGTCTACATCACGCCAGGCCAAGGGCTTTGAAATGTCCGGCGACAAGATGATCAGCGAGACCGAGGCCAAATTGTCTGTACATGAGCAAGTTTGCGTCGAGCGTTACGCTGGCATACAGAAAAGTTTTGCTGATGGCTCAAAGCGCATGAAGACAATCGAGGTCTTGCTGTACATCACGATTGCTGCAGTGCTGTTTGGACCAGGGGTTGCTGGCGAGTTTGCCAAAAAATTGTTGGGGTTGTGATGATGAAATACCTGCTCCCATTTGTGCTGGTTGCCTCGGCCTGGGCCGAGCCTGCGCTCATCATGTGCCACGGCAAATACGCGCTTTGCGCCGCCAGCCCCACAACGCCGACCAACAAGACGATGGTCATTGGTGGCGTGACGTTTCAAGAAGGCACTTCAGTTTGTCCTGTGCTGACAGGAGCGTCAGTAGGTGATCGCAACCTCATTGGCTCTTGCAAGCCGCCCAAGGGCTCAAACACAGTCTGGTCACTGTTTTCGACCGAGATGAACTATCCCCAGGCGCCAAGCTGGGCTGTAGTCAAAGCGCAGCCCCGCACGTTTGTGACGACTGTTGGCGATGGCGGCATGGCAAACCAGTGGTCTTACCCTTGCACTATCAGGCCCAAGAAAGTCAACGGCGCTACGCTGGCAGACTGCCTAGGCCCACTCAATGAAAGCCCCTGGAACGGCGCTGTAGTGCCTGCTGGGGCCACTGTAGTGACATCTGCGCCTGTTGGGTCTGCTTACTCTGTTGGAGGCAATCTGCCATGAGCAAAACTAAACCACACTACCTGCCCAGCGGCAAGCCGTACAAGGGCGAAACTCACAAGGCTGGCACTGTCTTAATGACAGGGGCAAAGCACACGCCAGCCAGCAAGCGATTGACGCATACACCGCCAAAGAAAAAATGATTGGCCTCGACGCAATCCTCGGCATCGGCGGCAAGCTGATTGAGAAGTTGATACCTGACCCTGCTGCTCAAGATGCGGCGCGGTTGGAACTGCTCAAGCTGCAACAGTCAGGCGAACTAGCGGCAATGACTGCCCAGACCAAAATTAATGAAGCAGAGGCCAGCAACCCGTCTGTGTTTGTGTCGGGCTGGCGTCCAGCGATTGGCTGGGTCTGCGCCTTGGCGATGGGCTATCAGTACTTGGCTCGACCGCTGATGGTTGCCTTCATGCCTGCTTTAGCCTTCCCTGGCCTTGATGACAATCTTTGGCAACTGATGATGGGGATGCTGGGCCTGGGTGGTTTGCGGACGTTTGAGAAGACCCAAGGCGTAGCATCCAAGTGAACCTGTCGCCGCATTTCACCCTTGCGGAACTTACTCACACTGACCACCGCAGCCTGGACAACACGCCAAACGCTGCTGAGTTAACGAACCTCAAGCGGTTGGCAGAGTTTCTGGAAACGGTGAAGACGACCCTAGGCGGCAAACCTGTGATGATTTCCAGTGCCTTCCGCAGTAAGGCCGTGAATGACGCAGTGGGCAGTCGAGACACCTCAAGCCATAGGCTAGGCTTGGCTGCTGACTTCCGAGTGCCTGGGATGGTTCCAGACGCTGTGGTGAGGGCGTTGCTGCACTTGCCCTATCAACAACTCATCCGCGAGTTTGACGCCTGGACGCACATCAGCATCAGCGACAAGCCCCGGCGTCAGGCTTTGATTATCGACAAGGCTGGCACTCGGCCTTTTGTTTAGTCGGGTAAGGGCAGTCATCTGGCACAAAGGCCAGGCAGTGAACACCAGCATATTTGGTTGCGGTACGGGTCCACCTATCGATGTAAACATCTGGCATCAGCGCAAGTGACCTGCTGATTTGAGATGCGCCAACGTCAAGCGCAAGTGACAACTCCATAGCAGTCATGCCATCCGGTGCCTGGGCCAGGGCGTCACGGATGCGCTTGGACAGTACTGTGATTGTCATTTGTTCTTCTCCAACTCTCTAAGTTTGTCAGAACGATCTGGGTGTTTCATGTAGCGCAGCGCTGTGCCTTCAATCTGCCTGATGCGATTTCCTGATAAATTAAACATCACGCCAATTTCATCTAGTGTGTATTCTTGCGTAAGCCCGATTCCAAACCGCAAACACAACACCTTCCTTTCTCTTGAAGAAACCTCCTCCAATACTGCTTCAATAAGTCTTACAACGTCTTTCTTGCACAGCTCTTCCCCAGGGTCAACACACTCCCCTTCGAGGGGTACGCAGGGCAGCTCTGGCATATCTTCATCATGCAGGTAGCCATGCGCGTAGTACGCTTGCTTGAGTTCTGCGCTTGCACCCACCAGAGTGCCATAGGGTATGGTGCGGACCCTGACTGCCCTGGTCATTTGTTGCGCTCCATCAGCCGTTGCTGCGCCCACGCAGCGCCCTGATCGAAAGTGTCCAAAGATGTGCCTTTCTTGTCCGCAACCCACCCCCAATCGTCATCCGTCAGCCCTACCCACGGGCGCTGTGCTGGTGCGGTGTAGAGCGGTCGCACTTCAGCATGAGTTCCTTTTAAAGCAGCCATTTCTTTCGCTTCCGACTGACTAAAAAACATATCGTGCAGATTGCCCTCAAACACTCCCCACGCCACAGGCTCCTGCTCTTGCTGCTCCAGCGCGGTGCACAGAACGTCATGCGCCGCCATCAACAGATGCGTCTCACCCGTCCAATGCCACAGGTGGATTGCATCAAGCGCCTGTTGCGCGGCTTTCTGTAGGTCAGTCATGCTTGTCCCCTTGCTCTGATAGCTTTGGCGATTCCTCGGCTATCGTCGTACCACGCTTCTTTATTTTCAGCTACTATCGCGCAAGCCTTACGCTCATGCTTGGCAACAAGGTTGGCAAAGCGTTCAAGGTTTTCATCAATTAACCCGTAAGTACTTAATATGCAGTTTGGCTGGTACTGTTGTGCATGAGTGTCAATGCAAAACCCAGCCTCCCGCGCCATGCGGATGATGTCATCTTTAGTCATGTGTTCTTCTCCTTCAGTCTTGCCTGCGCCCAAGCTACTCCTTGATCAAACGCATCGGGCATATCCCCAACCTTGTCCCAATCATCATCCGTCAGACCCTGCCAGTTCATAGCATCCCCCAAATAAAGCCAGCAATGCCAGCAATGCCCGTCAAAACAAACATTGCCAAGATGCACTTGGCAATCAACAGCATTAGGTTGGCCAACTCATAGTCTTCGTCATCGTCATTCATAGCGCCACCTTCCGAGTCTTGAATCCTCTGTGTGTGTAGCACTGGATCGACCCATCATCCAGCATCTTCCAGCCTGCGTTCTCGCCGCAGAGTTTCTGGATTTTCTCCTCTGCCGTGTCAACCCTTGCTTCGTGTTCGCTGGGTCCGTCGAGCAGGTAAGCTGCCGACATGACCAGGGCAATCAGTCCTGCTGCCAGCCAGTTCATGCTTCACCCCGACCACGGCAAGTCAGGCACACGGCACCGTCAAACTCACCCTCGCCAGAGCCATCGCAGGCAGGGCAGATATCGGTGTCGCAAACCTCGCAGCCATCGTCAGACATGTAACTGGCCAGGTCTTCGTCGTAGTCTTCCATGGTGTTGTCCTTTCTGGGGCCGAAGCCCCGTAGGTTTACTGAACAAAAGGAATGTTGTATTTTGATTGCTTGTTGTGCTGGCGATAAGCAATCTCAGCTTCAATTTTGGAACGACCAAAATAAGGATGACCATCTTCTCCGCTTACGCACCAATCATTGCACCCAGCATTAATTTGCTGTTCAAGATTCATGTCGTTAAAACTTGGGTTGTGAATTTCATAGGCTTTCATGGTGTTGTCCTTTCTGGGGCCGAAGCCCCGTTGTGTTTAGGCTGCTGGGCGGTAGCCCCAACCTTCAAATTGAGCTTGGAAGTTGTCAGCTATTTTTTGAGCATCAGCTTGCGTTAAACCGTATTTAATGCCTCGCTGGTGTGTTTTGCCAACTGATAATTTCATGGATTCAATAATGCAAAACCCAAATTTGCACTTGCGAACAATGTAATCAATGGACTTGATTGTGTTAATTTTGTTAGTCATTTGATTTTCCTTCTGGGGCCGTAGCCCCGTAATGTTTAGATCAGTGTTTCAATCTTCTTGGCTTCTTTGTAAACACCGCCAGCAGGGAAGGTGTAGTACACAGTCTTGCCCTCACGGTTCAGTGCGCCGATCTGTGGGTTAGCTTGCATCAGGTTGTGGATGCGTTTTGCTTCTGCTGCGCGAGAATCGCAACGTGCATTAAATGCATCGTTTTCTGCTTGGCGCAGTGCGAGTGCTTCTCTCAGGGTTTTTGGCGTCTTGGTCATCATGTTTCCTTGGTGAGGCCCCTTGCAATTCGCTGGGGCTTGAGTGGGATTCTAAACACTCTTTCCCACAATTTCACACAATCAAGAAACTATTTGTATAGGGACAAACCCTAAGTACTTTCTCTGGCCAGGCTCTGCTTGAGGTAGTGCAGGATTTGCGCGGCCAGCGTCCTGGTGTTGCGCTCGGCCATCTTGCGCAGCTCACGCTCAATGTCGGCAGGCAGCCGGACGGTCATGTAGCGGTCTTTGATTTTCTCAGTCATGGTGTGTTCCTTGTTTCAAAAAAGGCGCTGATCTTTGCCTTGGCATCCTCAGCACCCTTGCACACTATAGCACGATATCCCACTTCTTCAAGGTATTGCATCATGGCCTTCTGCTCAGGACTAAGGGCACCTCCCTTAACCCTCTTCATCTCGATCCACAGCCCCTTGGCTGGCACAAAAAGATCAGGGATGCCTGGTACTACACCCTCGGCCTTTAAACGGCCTGCAGAGGCTTTTGACCTGCCTCCGCCATTGGGGATAGCGAAGATGAGTACGTCTGGGTGGAACTGTCGGAACCAGCGGACCAGCTCGCGCTGCTCTTCGTGTTCGGTCGGTATGCGGTCGGTGGTCAAAATGGCAGCTCCAATTCCCACTTGTCGCAGGCATCCACCTCAGCCGCAAACTCTGCTGGCGGCTCCTGGAAGAACTCAACGCACAGGCCATCGGTGCCGTAATGCTCACAGGTGTGGCAGCACTTGGGTGGTCCAGCCTTGTCCCACTCGCGCCACTGGATCAGGAACTCGGGTTCTGGTGGTCTGATTTTCATTTTTATTTCCTTACTTCCAAGTTTGTTTGAGAATTCGGAAAAACTTGCCGTCCATTTTGTAATAGATGGTGTCAGGTGGATTGCTGTTGCTCATCTGCACGCTGATGTAGTCCAGGCCAGGCTCACCCTGCAGGTGCGAAACCTGGGACAAATCAGCGCCACTACAACCGGCCAGGCGAGCAAGTTTTTGCATTGCCTGTTGGCCGGCATACCCTTCGTGCAGGACGGGAAAATACTCGGTAATTGGTCTGTCGGCCAAACTGCCGTAGTAGGTGCAGGACAGCATCAGTTTGCCACTGATCTTGCTGGTGTGGATGCGCCAGTTCCAGCTTGTCACATCCAGGTCTTTGCCCTCAAGACCCATGATGTCGTCGTCGCGCAGCTCCAGCTTTTTGCGCTCTGCCTCTGGGAACGGATGGCCACAGGCAGAACAAATGTCTGCAGAGATATGAACCAGCTCGCCACAGGAATCACAAACCTTCACGGGCGCTTCCCCGTTGCCATCTCCACCCTTCTTGGGCGGCTGCACGTTGGTGATCGGGCCATGCGTGGCCACTACGCCTGCAAAGTCCAGGACCAGGCAGTGGTCAGCATGGCTCTTGACCCTCATCCCGCGGCCTGCCATTTGCACGTACAAGCTGGCGCTCATGGTCGGGCGCAGCATAGCAATCAGGTCGATGTCGGGGTAATCAAAGCCAGTGGTCAGCACGTTGGCATTGGTCAGCGCACGCAAGCGCCCAGCCTTGAAGTCGGCCAGCATTCGCTCGCGCTCCTGCTTTGGCGTCTCGCCTGTCACGCACTCAGCAGCCACCCCGTGCTGGCGCAGGACTTCGGCAATGTGCTGGGCGTGCTTAACGCCTGTGCAAAACAATAGCCAGGCTTTGCGAAAACTGGCCAGGCCAATAATCTCTTGGACCACCTTTTGATTCTGGTCGTCGGTGTCCACTGCAGCCTGCAGCTCAGATTCAATGTACTCGCCACCACGTTTGTGGACGCCAGTCACATCCAGCTTGGCCTTGGTCACTTTTGATTTCAGCGTGGCCAGGTAGCCCTTGAAGATCAGCTCCTCGATGCTGACAGGCTCGATTAAGGCATCAAATAGCGCAGGCTTGTCGGTGATAAGACCGTGGCCCAGGCGGTAAGGCGTGGCCGTTAAGCCTATCACCCTGACATTTGGGTTTGTCTGATAGATGTCCGATAGCAGTTTGCGGTATCCACCTTCGTCTTTGTGGTTGACCAGGTGGCACTCGTCGATGATGACCAAATCAACGTAGCCTATTGCTTGGGCCTTGTTCCGCACCGACTGGATGCCAGCAAACGTAATCGGCTCACCCAGATCACGCCTGCCAATGCCAGCGCTGTAGATGCCCATCGGTGCCCCTGGCCAGTGCTGGCGCATCTTCTCGGCATTCTGCTCAATCAGCTCCTTGACATGGGTCAGCATCAGCACCCGAGTCTCAGGCCAGTTCTGGATCGCATCCTTGCACAGCGCAGCCACAATGTGAGACTTGCCTGACCCGGTGGGCAGGACTAGGCAGGGGTTGCCTTGGTTGCCTGCGCTGAACCAGGCGTAAAGCTGGTCGATGGTGCGCTGTTGGTAGTCTCTTAGCATATGCGTCCATCCCACTTAGCCCTTACCTCGGCAATCAGCGGATCACCACTCGCACAAGCCGCAGCATTAGCAAGCAGTTCCTTTGACCCATACACCCCTTCCCCCGGCTCACCGTTGGCAATGCCTTGGCCGTCAATCTCATAGATCGCAACCCAATCGCTTGGCCCTTCCAAGCGCTTCCACGGCACCAGATCAGGATGCAGGACATGGGCCTCGCAGCCGGTGCGCTGAGATTCAATCGGAATCACATCGTCCCATTTGGCGCAGTGCCAGGTGCTGTCTGACAATGGCGTCACATGGGCGCAGGTGCGGCAGTTGACATGCTTTGTGGTCTTGCTGCCGTGGCAAAAGTCGTGAGCTGGGCAGAACTTGCACTGATACCAGCTCGGGTCCGCGCTGATCGGCTCGGGCATCCGGTCAGTCAGGGCAATGCGCTGGCCACGCTCGATGGCTTTGGTTGCCACTTCCTTGTCGTACTTGATGCGCTCGGTGTATATACGGTCATCATCTTTGCAGACAGTCAAGTACAGGGCGCGGTCGATTTGGGTGCCGGCCATGTAAACCTGCATCTGGACAAAGTGCTCAGGCTTGGACTTCTCGACGCCATTCTTTTCCAGGTCGTCAAATGCCTTTTTGGATGCCGTCTTGAACTCAGCAATGTGCTTGGCCTTGGGTGCCCCTGGCACGCCAGAATCAATGATGGCGTCGAGCGATCCACTGACATGGCTGCCAAAGTCCACTTTGAACTGGGCAGACACCTTGCGGACATCGAGGCCGATGGCACGCAGATCGCTGATGATGTTTGCCTCCTCCTCATGGCCACGCCTAAACAGCCGCAGGATGCGCCCTGGGAAGGTCTGCTGCACAGCCCAGCGGAAGTTAAGCCACAGCCACCTGTCGCACACATGGCCCAGCGTGCTGGCCCCCAAGTGTGGGCGCGGCACCTCGGACTTCTCTTCGTGGTGCTTGTCGATCAGCGACTGGATGGTAATATCTGGTTCGGGAATCTTCATGGGTTCTCCATTTTGCAGTGCCATTTTTATGCCCCAACCTTTCAACGGGTTGGGGCTTTCTTTGTTGCCTACTTCTTTTTCCAGGGCGCACCGAAGGGTGTTTTGGCTGGAGCTGGCGTGGCAGGAATAACTGAAGCAGCAGGCGCTGCGCTGCCAGAGACCGATCTAAAGCCCTTGACCTCATTGCTGGCACCGTACTTCGGATCGTCTTTAATTGACAGCCTGATGCTGATTCGACCGCCGATCAGGTTGTCGGTATCAACAACCTTGGCCAGGCCAATGGCTCGCATGATGTCGCCCAGTTGCTGGCGACCGATCTCCTCAGCTTTGACATTTGGGTTTTTGATGTTGAGATTGCTAAACACCACGCGACCTTGATGGCTCGGGCCAGTGATGTCGTAACGGCACTTGATGAACTGGCCATTGCCTGCGCCTGTAACCTTCAGCTCAGCCTTGGTAATGGTCGCGGTGTACCAGCCGACCGGCAGCGGCTCAAAATTGCCATTGCCTTTTGGCAGTTCGGTGACGTTAATTTCTTCGTTTAAAAAAGCCATGATGATTACTCCTTAATGATGATTTTGAAAGATGCGCGGCCAGGCTTGGCCGTGATTGCGTCCGCAAGCGGTTTCGTAATGGATTCGTCTGTTGATCGCCAGACATCCATGTTGATCTCAGGTTTCCAACGGAACAGGGTGGCCAGGTGGTCTGACAGGCCAGCCTCTGCAGCCAGTGCCTGCAGTTTGTCACCATCAACCTTGCGGTCAATGCGGCCAGAGATTTTGACGACAAAGCCATCTGGCTCGGCAGTCTCAGTGCCCTCGAAGTTGTCCGCAATGGCCAGCAGCTTGACCATCTGGTCCTCAACCTTGCGGCGCTCAGTGGTGGCCTTTCCTTCGTCGGTCTTGTGGCGCAGCCACTCTGCGCTCAGGGTTTGCATCTTGGTCATGCCTTGCCACCAATTTTGGCAATGATGGCACCCAGGTCAGGCGCTTCCCAGGCTTCGAGCTTGCCAGAGCGATCCTTGGCCAGCCACAGGCCATCAGAGTCGCACATCAGGGCACGCTGGGTTATCCCCTCGGAATCGCGCTCAACGCGCAAGGCCAGCACCTCATCAAAGAAGTAGGGCAAGCCTTGGGTCAGGCTCTTGCCTGGCATCCCAGGGTTGTAAAGCATCTTGCCCATCTCATCAGTGGACTTCTCCAACTTGGCGCTCATGTAGACATGCTTGCCCGGCAGGTCACGGAAGGCGCGAATGAGCTCTGTCATTGTGGAATTCATTTCCCCATACGCTGCGCGGCCATCCTTGGACTTCTTGAGCTCATGGGACAGGACAACCTCGGCCACCTCGCTGATTGAGTCCAGCGCCACTGACTGAAACCCCGTGGCCTCCTTGCTGTCTCGGCACCAGGCAAATGCCTCACGCAGATCGTCCATCGAGGCGATCTCGATGTAAGGCAGGTCAGCGTCCTGGATGGACAGCAGGCCACCCTCGGCGCTCAGCACAATCACATTGGGCAGCGTCTGCACCAGCGTGGTCTTGCCGGACCCCGCAGCGCCGTACACCAACACCTTCACTCCATTGGCGGTTAGACCGCCCGTTGACTTCAACTTGATAGCCATTTGGCTCTCCTTTTTGGCACCCACTTCAGGAAATCTGTTCTGGGTGTGGTTGGATCATAAACCAGAAATAGTGTATAGTGCAAGCACTTTCGCAAATATTTTTTCTGAGGTGCAAACTATGATGACTGTTGAGCAGATTAAAAAACGGCTGGAAGATGCCAATTTGAAGAGGGTGGCAGAGAATGCTGGGATCCATCCGGCCACGGTTTACAGGTTCATGCAAGAGGAATCCAAGCCCCTGTATGAGACGGTCAAAGCCCTGAGCGACTATCTGACCAAGCAAGAGGTGACGCATGGCTGATCTCTCAAACATTCTTGGCGGTCCTTGGGCACCGCCAGCAGAAAAGCATGTTGATCCACCAGAGGTGCAACTGCTGAATGCAATGCTTGAGGCTGGACTTGCAGAACCAGACAAGCCCATTGATATCGATGGGAAGATGCACAGGTTCAACAGCAGAACCAAAAACAGCAAAGACTATGACAAATCAGGTTGGTATATTGCCTATCCTGATGGCGTGCCATCTGGACGATTTGGCTGCTGGCGCATGGGCATCGATCATCTTTGGCGCTCAGATGTTGGCCGAAAACTGACAGCCAGTGAGGAAATTTCTCATTTTCGGCGCGTCACACAGGCAAAAACAGAGCGTGATGTTGCATTAAAAAAGCAGCACGAAGTGGTGGCCGACACGGTTGAAACGATCTGGAGCCAAGCTCAGGCAGCGCACCCAGATCACCCTTATTTAGCACGCAAAAATATTCAACCCCACGGCGCACGCATCACGGGTGACGGTCGGCTGATCGTGCCATTATTTGGTAAAGATGGCCAGCTTGCCACGCTGCAGTACATTGACAACGACAAAGGCAAGCTCTACCACCCAGGCGGCGAAGCTGGTGGAAAGTTCTGGATGCTTGGCACGATGGACGAGCCTGGCGTGTTGTACGTAGCCGAGGGATTTGCCACGGCTGCAACCATTTACGAGATTACAGGCAAACCCTGCGTGGCTGCTTTCAGCGCCAGCAGCTTGGTATCAGTCACTGCTATTCTGCGCGAAATGTACGGCGCAACTCAGGACATTGTTATCGTGGCAGACCACGACAGTCATGGCGTTGGCCAGAAATACGCTGACCAAGCCAGCGCCAAATATGGTGCCAGGGTAATCATCCCGCCAATTGAGGGCATGGATGCCAACGATTATGCCCAAGCAGGTCACGATTTAGCCAGCCTATTGATTCAGCAGACTGGCACAGCGGTGATTGACAAATTGCAGGTGGTGTTTGGCGACCAGCTTGGCAGCGACTACGAGGCACCAAACGAGCTGGTTGAGGGATTGATGACCATCGGCAGCTCGGTGGTTGTCTACGGTGACAGCAACTCAGGCAAAACATTCTGGGCGCTTTCAGTGGCCACAGCCATTGCCACAGGCACCGACTGTTATGGCAGGAAGACCGACCCTGGCCTGGTGGTGTACTTGGCCAGCGAATCACCTGCCAGCATTCGGTCACGTATGCAGGCCATTAAGAAATTTTACGGCTGCAACTTAGAGAATTTTGCGATGGTGCCGGTCCCCATGAATTTCCACAACGGCGACCAGGACGCCCATGATGTGATTGAACTGGTCAGGGCCATTGAGAAGATCAAGGGCAGGCAAGTGCGTTTGATTATTGGCGACACACTGGCCAGGATGAGCGCAGGAGCCAACGAAAACAGCGGCGAAGATATGGGGCCAGTCATGGCCAGATTCGACCACGTGGCCACAGCCACAGGCGCTGCCATGATGATTATTCACCACAATGGCAAAGACGCAGCCAAGGGCGCAAGGGGCTGGTCTGGCATTCGTGCCCACATTGACACTGAGATTGAGGTCACAGAAAAGGACGGAACTCGGTCTGTGACGGTTACAAAGCAGCGCGAGTTACCCAGCAAAGGTGAGACGATTTACTTTCAGCTGGAGATTATTGAGATGGGCGTCAGCAAGTTTGGCGGCGCTGCAACAACCTGCGTGGCCATCCCAGACGACGAATCAAATGCCACGAAACCCCACAAAAAACTCACAAAACATGACGAAAACAACCGCACAGCCGAGCGTGCTTGGTGGGCATCTGGTGCTGAAGAGCGTGAGGGTTTACCCTATGTTAGTAGGTCGGCGCTGCGTGATTTGTTGATCAAAGATGGTTCGACCGAACGCACCGCCAAGAACAAAACTGAGGCATCCAGACAGGATGGAATGATCTCGCAAATGCTCAATGCAGGCACTTTGAAATCAATTGAACATGGCTGGATTTTTATCAATAAGGCGCAGGCAAGTGCTATGTTGATGCGAAAAAATGGGGTGGAAAATCGCCCCTAAACGCCCCTGAGTGCCCCTAGGGGCATTTAGGGATTAGGGGCAAAAGCCCGTTAAATCGCCCCTCCCCGCCCCTAAAACGTATACGTTAGGGGCGGTAGGGGCAACGGGATGCGGAAATTTAGGGACAAAGTTATCCACAGAAAGGTCAGTAGGTACTAACATGAATAATGAAATGATCAAAGAGTTTGAAAGACTGGAATTTGCAATGGCCACACAGGATGTGGAAATTATCAAACAGTCAATTCAGGATTTAAAGCAGGTCATGAAACAACAGACTACAGCAAACGAAACTCAGATCGGCGGCAATCATTACAAGGCAAAATCCATCCAGCCTTGGGACTTCATTGCGGCCAACCAGATTGGCTACTTTGAAGGCAACATCGTCAAGTACGTTTCCCGCTGGCGGGATAAAGGCGGCATCAATGACCTGAAGAAAGCCAAACATTATTTGGACAAGCTCATCGAACTGGAGGACAATGCGGCATGACCACGAAAACACACAAAACCAAGCCAGGCAGCCCAGATCGGCGCAAGCTCGCCGACATGGTGCTGGCAGGTATGCGCAATGGTCTGAGTACGTTTAAGGCTTGCGCGGCTGTTGGCGTGCATCACAGCACGTTTGTGGGCTGGGTCGGGGAGGACGCCGAACTCGCCAACAACTATGCGCGTGCGCGAGAAGATTTGATCGAGCGCATTGCCAACGAGGTGATTGAACTGAGCGATGTTGATGTCGGAATGCAGCCAGATGGCAAGAAGGACTGGGCGGCAGTGCAGAAACAAAAGCTGCAGGTTGATACTCGCAAGTGGCTGTTGTCCAAACTGGCCCCGAGGAAATATGGTGAGAAACTCGAAGTATCTGGCGATCCAGAAAACCCCCTGGTCCAAAGAATTGAGCGCGTGATCGTCAAGAATGGGTAAAGTCCTGCAGCTGCAAACCCCCGAATGGGCGCTGCCGTTACTCAGCCCCAGCCGCTACAAAGGCGCATGGGGTGGCCGCGGCTCGGGCAAGAGCCACATGATGGCCGAGCTGATGATCGAGGCGCACATCATTGACCAGAAGCGGCGCAGCGTCTGCGTTCGAGAGATTCAGAAATCCCTCAACCAGTCCGTCAAGCGGCTGCTGGAGACAAAGATCGAGGCCATGAATGCTGGTGCGTACTTTGAGGTCCAGGATGCCGTTATAAAGTCCAGGAAGGCCGATGGTGCGATTATTTTCCAAGGTATGCAGAATCACACTGCCGACAGTATTAAATCGCTGGAGGGCTACGACTGCGCCTGGGTTGAGGAATCCCAAAGCCTGAGCCAGACCAGCCTCGACCTGCTGCGACCGACTATCCGCAAGCCTGACAGCGAGCTGTGGTTTACCTGGAACCCGCGCCAGGCCAACGATCCCGTTGACTTCCTGCTGCGTGGCCCGACACCGCCCAAGGATGCCACGGTCATCAAGGTCAACTTCAGCGATAACCCCTGGTTTCCGCAAGTCCTGCGCGACGAGATGGAGTACGACAAGCGCCGAGACCCCGACAAATACCAGCACGTTTGGCAGGGCAGTTACCTGACCAACAGCCAGTCTAGGGTCTTCAAGAACTGGAAGATCGAAGAGTTTGAGGCACCACGGGACGCCATCCACCGGCTGGGCGCTGACTGGGGCTTTGCAATTGACCCGACAGTCCTGGTGCGCTGCCACATCATTGGCCGCACGCTCTACATCGACCATGAAGCCTACATGGTGGGCTGCGAGATCGTCAACACGCCTGAGCTGTTCCTGCAGGTGCCCGAGGCCGAGAAGTGGCCCATCGTGGCCGACTCAGCCAGGCCCGAGACCATCAGCCACATGAAAAAGAACGGGTTTCCCAAGATAATGACAGCCGTCAAAGGCCCGAGGTCGGTCGAGGAGGGCATCGAGTTTCTCAAGGGCTACGACCTGATCGTCCACCCGCGCTGCACGCATACAATTGACGAGCTGACGCTGTACAGTTACAAGCAAGACCCGCTGACTGGGAGAATCCTGCCGGTGCTGGAAGACAAGAAAAACCACGTGATCGACGCTTTGAGATATGCTTGCGAGGGCGTGCG